TTTGGCTGTTGGACCGCTAAGAAGTCATCAGCACTTGTACCGTTTAGTCCTGTAGTAATCAAAGCGGCAACTTGAGCAGCTGTCATTGAAGTTGTAATATCTACTTCGATTCCTAAAGTAGTATAAGGAGGAGCTGGATCGACGCCAGTTCCGTTTACTTTAAACCAGACATAATACTTTCTGAAGTTACCGGAGCTATTGATTAAGAAATATTGGCCCGGTGAAATAGTGGAACCGATGCCGGTTACTATTTGAGTAATCTGAGATACGGAGCCAGGATTTAATGCGGAAACATATTGTGGCGCATAAGCGGTTTCAATTGGAGAACCGATATATTGCAGTACAGTTTGAGCGGTGGTGTCAGAAATTTGACGGTCTTCACCCATCTCTAATTCGGCACCTAAGAACCGAATATAAATGTTAGGGATGGAACCGCCGTTGTCCGCACGCATGAACAACCAGAACACGTCGGCTCCAGCCGGTACTAGCCCTCTGGAAGTAATTTGAATCGCTCTAGGATCGCCAACGGGAGTTGCACTTACGTAATAACTGCCGAAAGCATACAAAGCTAAGGAAGTAACTGTTTGATAATAAGTTGTAGTTAAAGTAACTTGAGAAGGAGAATTGACTGTTAAGATCTGATAATATTCAGCATCAGTATCGGTTGCGATTTTAATCCAATCGCCAGCTATTAAATTTGTAGTCCAACTTACCGCACCTACTGAAGTGACGATCGCGCTTGAGATTGTGAATATTAATTCTGGTGAAATTGTAGCGCCGCGGGTTAGAGTTATATAGGCTACTTGATCATCGGTTAATATTAAATTAGAAGAAGTTGAATTGGCGTCTAATTCATAATTTAATTCAGATCCAATAACTTTAATAAAGATCGGCTGATCCCAATTTAGCTGCCCAGCAACTGTCGGAACGATTGGTGGAAAAGTTGGAAGAATACCGTGCGCAATGGAACCTTTACCTGTAACTACTGTATTGGCGAGATCCTCTCTTAATGAAGACAAGGATCCATCAGTCCCAGCAGAGAACCAAAAAGGGGTTCCTTTGATCTCTTGAACGGAAGTCATTATAGCTGACATCCACGATTTGAGGTTATCTAACGCTTTATCGCCGCCGCTAAAAGGATTAACTGAGTCATCGGTAGAAATAATCGGATTCGCCGTACGTCCTTCTGGCCATGGGTAGGTGTACAGAGGATTTGGGGTTAACCCACCGGTTCCTAGAGTAAATAACATTGGACGGATATCTTCGATCGATATTACGTTATTACCAGCATCGGTTTGAACTATTGCAATAGGTAAAAAGTGAGAGGCAGGAGTTACATTCGATATATTGATAGTATAAGAAAGAATTATAGCGCTTGGAGCCGTCGACGTTATCTCAGAATCAGTAGTGACATCCCAAAAATAGGTAGGGACACTAGAACTTGCTTCAACACTTCTTGTTAATTCCAACGATACGTAATTATATGAACTAGGGGAAAACGCTCCGAGGACTATTGGATTTGTGGCAGCATTTAGCTGTTGAACAGGAGTTCCTACTGGGACCAAATAAAATGTACCGCTGACTGAGGATAAATAATGTAATACAGCGCCAGGATCGACCGTCATTGTCAGAGCACTAGAAGCTCCACCAATAGCATTGGCCATGTTAATTTCGAAACCGCGTAGAACGTAAGAATTATTCGTCCCAAGGACGAGGGAGGCCATTAACTCATCAAAATCATTAGAGGTAGCCGATTCTATTGAAAGCATCGCTGGAAGATCTATACGTTCGGAACTTAGAAAATTCTGGCGCCTTATAACAGACATGTTTTCGGTCCTATATTAGTTTGAGTGACTTAACTCTATCTTATTAAGATTGCTAGTTAAGTATTTTCCTACTATAAGACTATATCATACGACGGTATTTAATAGTGTTTTAATCTTATCAATAACTTATAGTACAATCCATAATAATCAGTCTATTGACTGTACTTTTAAGATATGATATAATATAGATAGAGGTAACTCAACCATGGGTAAAGCAAAGCGTTCAGATAAGGATCACAGTAAAATCCAAGAACTTCACCATGAAAACATGAAGTTAAAGCGCACCATCTCTTCTTTGAGAAAACAATTGGCCCGTGTCGATCTAGATCGTTATGGTACTCTGAAAGACATGCTAGATCAAGAAGAGGCTGAAACTGGAAAAGCGCAAGAAACCAGCCAATTCTTAAAAGACCTAAAGAAAGTTTGGGCCTGCAGAGAATGCTCTGAAGGTTATCTAGAGATTATCCTGTACAATCGTCGTGATGGATTATTCTATTTCAGGTCTTGTAATATGTGTAAAAATAGGACCAAAAGTCAGCGTTATAATAAAGATGAAGTTAAAGGTATCATGAAACCAGAAGAATCTGACAACAAGAAGAAGTCTACTTGAACATCTGAGCCAAGTGAAACCAAATCCTTGCTGTGTTCAAGGCATCGCTTAACGCAGTATGTTCAGTACCTTCAAAGCCAAGATTTAATGAATTACAAGAGTCTTTCAATCCACCGCGAACTTTCTTGCCTTGAAACAACCTCATACTTTGGTAAAGAGTTTTAGCATCGATTACTCGATGGCCCATAAAGTTTGATTCTTTAATTCCCGATTGTTCGTATAAAGCACTGGAATCACTGCGAGTTCCGCTTCCCCAAAGGACAGGATTCACAAAGCACTTATATTTAGTATGAATTTCCTTTAAATGGAGGTAAACATCTAATACCTTTGGAGCGCCCTTCACGTCAGCATCTGTGATGCCGGTTAGTTCAGTAATGTACGGAATAATAGGTTCACCTGGATCGATGAAGGATTCGTATTTATGAATTATTTCGCCCGTATCAGCTTCGAATACGACTGCCCCTATTTGGATGATACGATTACTAGGCTGATTCATCTCTAAGTCGAATGACAACAACCTCATATGGATACCTTACGTAAATTAAATACTAACTGAGTATAAACTGGATCAAAATGCTCCGACTGTGGCGACCAGAATTCCCTTAGGACGCTATCGGATTCTGGTAACAAAGTTACTATCTGAGCCATCTGAATTAGATCACTATTCAGTTCTTTTAAATCAAGCTTAGTCTTAGGAAAGTGCTTTTTATGCTCTTTCATAGCGGCGTCTAAGTTAAAATCATCATCGAATGGATTTAACATGCTTAACTACTTTCTTATTAATAGTATTTACAAAATTAGGTTCGAATAATTTATTTAGACATTTGAAATTAAATTGCTCGTCTTCTGGCACTCTGACTTTAACTGATTTAACGTAGTATAAGTTTCTAGGCAACATGGCATTCTTTTTGCTAGGATTAAATGTTCCAGCATTATACGCTGCTGTAGCTTGACACCAGTCTTGATTGTAGCGATCCATTTGGAATTTCAGATAACGAGCAGCCCATTTGATGTTAGTTTTTTCATTCATCAAATCTTGTTCTTCGCCTTTAAATCCAAGCATTTGCGCTGTAAGTTTCTTCACTTGGCACACGCCAAATGAATGGCTAGATCCATCATTGAAAGCTATTGTATTCTTAAGGCCTGTTTCTTGTGTACATATTGCAATCAATAAAGACGCCGGTACAGAGACGCTTTTTGCTGAAGCAATAATTAAACTTAAATATTCCATTTGAACTCCCAAGTTAGAGTATAACACAGGAGTAGAGGTAAGTCAAGTCAAAAGGCTGTATGTGTCATTGCTATAGAATTCTATAATAATATCAAGATATTAAAGGCCAAAAGATCCAAGCAACCCACTGATCCCAGGAGCTGGAGCTCGGTCCAAGGACATCAGAGGAATCTGACCGACAAAGTCCCAGCTTAATTTATAGGCGCCTTTGACAGCTATGCCGTGCTTTTCATTGGTTATCTTTGCTTCGGCTATGAAGATAATATCTTCATTAGTGGAACGATCTGTGATTCGTATAGAGATATAGGGTGAAGCGGACGCATCAGTAAAAAGAGGTCGTCCTTCCATCGCTTGTACTCCGCCGCTATTTTTAGTTCTAACTCCACTTACGGTACCGGATACGGTGATGCGTGTAGGGGCTATTTCTTGCGGGTAAAGCGCATCGATGCCAAAAATAGGGGATTCTCCATAATCTATGGAAAGTGATATATTTTGAGCATAGTTTACAACGCGATTGTTTACATATAACAAGATATTAGCGCCACTTAAAATTGATTGCATTGCCATATTAACTTACTCCTAGAAATGCAAGACTTCTTTGTATACATTGTTCTTTATCTTTATTCCAATCTTCTTCTTTAATGTGAATAATTTCAATACCTTGAGATCTAAAATAGTCATCCTTGATTTGATGATAATTCTCAAGATCTTCTATAGGCCAGTCCGTTCTGGAGCGTTTTAATCCTTCAACTGAATGCCAGTATTCTCCATCAAATTCAATGCCCTTTTTTATTTCTACTATAAAGATATCAATTTCAAAACCCATAACATGGGGTTTATTTTCTATTATTACTTTTCTATCTATAAGATTACACGCGTTAGGAAAATATACCTTTATATTATAAAACAATTCTTTTTCTTTAGTAGAAGAATTCATAGAAGTTTTTTTCATATGTTTACATACGTCGTCTAGAATTCCTAACCTAGCCGCTGTCTGGTAGGCCTTATTCGATTTTAATTGGAATAAGATTCTTGTATCATGTTTTAATGCTTCATTGTGTAATTTTTCATAAGTCCATGATTCATGCATCGCTGTCATATGTGAACATATTTTATCTAATAACCCCCACTTCGTGGCTGTGTAATAAGCGTTTGGGGAACCGGCGACAAATTTACCTCTATTTTCATATTTTAACGCTTCATTCTGAAGTTTTTCTTCTGTCCAATCAATATATTGCAGCTCCATATGGGTGCATATTTTGTCTAATAATCCCCGTCTTTGAGCGGCCATGTACAGGTTTACAGAATATTTCTGAAAATCCATCCTGTTGGTATATTTTAACGCTTCTTCCAATAACTCTTTTTCGGTCTTCTTTTTTGTCTTAGACAGAGACATATGTCTACATATCTTATCTAATATTTTACGTTTACGGGCACACATATACATGTTGTATGAATAGATAGCAAATTCATTTCTAGCGCAATATTTAAGCGCTTCTTCTGCAAGTTGTTCATCGGTATATTTTAATAATCTTCCTCTAGTCATATGATCGCAAATTGCATCTAAACATTTGTGATAATAAGCCCATCTATAAGCATCATTAGATGCTGTTCTAAATTCATTTCTAGAATTATACTTTAAAGCTTCTTGTTTGACTGATTCAAAAGTCCATTTCATATTCATTCCTTAATATCTATTATAACATATAGTTAGGGATAAAGTCAAGCTTAATCTCCGCCCCAAATCGTTGATATTTCAGAGTATACCGTACCGCCTTTTCCAATTCCATAATCCGATGGATAAAGTATTGTAAAGACTACGGTTATTCCAGTAGCCAGTACGCTATTGATCAAGCTTTGAGCGTAAACGCGACCCGCAACAACGTCTGTGATGTAGAATGGGTAATCAGATCCATCCGTTGTTATCACAACTGGAGCATCTGAAGATATAAAATTCACATTAGCACCAACAAAGTGCTGTTGCTGTATTGTGTAGGCCGGACTTATCAGTATAGTAGAGCTAGAAGGAGTCGCTATATAAGGAATGGGGCCTTCTTGATTTTCTGAACCGTAATCTAAAACTAAATACCCGAAAGAATTCGGGAACGATGAGGAATTCGCTACTTGTATAACTTTAGGGGAAATGGAATTCAAATTCTCATTCAGCGTAGTTTCGTAAGCACCTATAGTGAAAGATTGCTGAATATTGTAAATATAAGGTCCATATTGTCCAGGAGATGAAGGCTGACCATCCTGAATAAAAGCTGCACCCTTTCTAGATCTTCTTACTATTTGCGTTGAAGCTGGCAAGAATATCTGCAATGTGTTAGCCTGTACTTGATATAGTGCGGCATATAGATTCTGATTATTTAAAATAGACTTTACAGGATTATAAAAAAGTACTGCATTATCAACGCCTTCTACTACAATACCAGTTGTACCGAGTGGGTTATTGATTTCGAAATAAGCAATATTTACAGTGCCACCTTGCATTTTTACTATAGTATAACTACCTTCATTTGAAGAAGAAGTAAAACCACCGCCGAAAATATTAACATAATAACCGGCCTGCAATTTTCCAATCCTAGGGTCAGAACCACCGGACCAAGTAAATCTTAGTAGTCCGCCGTTTTGGTTAGTTATAGTCCATTGAGTGGACATGTTGCCGCCAGCCGGAACTATTTCTGGGAATATAAAATCATTCTGAGCACTTCCACCCATTACAGTAACAGAAGAGGCTGGTCCAATTGTATCGCTGAATATTTGTATGAAATTTCCATTTCCATTATTACCTACAACTGCAGTGCCAGTTTGCCCTTTAGCACGGAGTTGTTTAGTAATAGCATCGGCTACTTCTTGCGCGAGAGCAGCGGCAATATCTTGAAATTGGGATGTCGTGAAAGTAATTGTAGAAGTATGATTTTCATCAAAGTTTATGATTAAATCATCCCCATTCATTAAATTATAAGGTTCCACATTCAATGATGATACATTTGCTTTGGTGTAGAGATCGCCAAATAAGTCATCTAGGATGACGTTTAAAAGATCTCTGACTTGTTTTCTATTCTTAACAGATATACCAAGACTGCTATAAATATCATCGGATAGGCCGACATTGTCCGGTCTAGTAATCCCGCTTGCAGCTAAAAGCTCGTCTAGATATTGAGCTTGAGCGGATACTATATACATTGAATCGTTAACTGCTGCTGCTTGATTTACAAGATAAGTGGACATCGCCGTAGCCAGAGCGTAAAGGATGGCGTCGGTATTTTTCCCTTTAATGTAAGGATTTAGATAACTTCTAAGCCTGGTATATTCTTGCTGAACGGTAGTTACAGACATGTGATTATCCAGTTATTAAGGTTACACCGATATCGGTGGTAGGATTAATAATTAAAGTCTTAGACATTGGTGGTACAGCTATAAGATCGTTAGTGGTACTATAATTTGGATTAGCAATCGATACTGATATGATACCTGGAATTTCACTAACTACTGCTACGATACTGCTAATAGCAATTGCTTGTCCAATTGGATTACTGTTTACCAAGGAGCTGACTTGTGAGCGAATTTGAGTTACGATATTCGAGAACGGTACACCTGTAGCTGTTCTGATATCGATTGACACTTGCACTCTTAAAGCTAGAGGAGCTCTTATGAAAATATCGGCACCAGCTGCACTCACGCCTGGGTAGGTAAAACTGTCTCTAGGATCACCGTATACTATCCTGTTAGCTTCAGCAATTAATCCAGTATTATATCTATAGCTATCTAATCCAATTTGGATAGTAGTTGGATAGTCTAGTTTTCCTAATGATGTTAGAGCAACACCTGCACTATTGTTAATTTTATCATACTGAGCAAAACCATAAAATACTATGAGATTCTGAGTTGTCGAACCTGGTTGTGCTGATATTAACTTAGTCTTCTTATAAGCAGTATAAGGTGTTTGTTCAACTACATATACAGAAGTAGTTGCGTTATTTAAGCTAGCATTTAAAACTTGAACCATGTTACCTTTTACTATTGCGTGATCTCTATCTAGAACTTGAACAACAGTATAAGTGCCTGCATTGGCTAAGCTTAAAGTACTGCCAGTAACCGTAAATATATCGCCTGGTTGAGTTACGTCATATTCAGAGAATAATATCTGAGGCCTATCACATTCCAGTACGCCTGAAGTCACTAAAACTGAAGCTTGCGTTACAGCAGCTGGATTTATACAATTCAAATATGTTGCTCGTCCTTCTTGTAATACAAGGATAGAGAAAAATGAAGGCATGTTAAAATTTGAAGGATCAGTAGTTAAATTATAACCTGTAGTTGTAGTTGTGACGATTAAACCTGAAGAAACAGCAGTTATACCGATTGAAGTATTGATTGCTATAGCAGTTTTCGTAGCTACTTGAGTAGAATTATCACCATTTAGAATAGCTACTTCGATGCCCGTATAGCCAAATGGAACTGGATCGGTATTAGTTCCATTTACATTGAACCATACGTAATACATGTTGACGTTACCGGCATTGTTAATGAAGAAATATTGACCTGCAGTACTTAACGTAAAAGCAGAGCCTGAAGGCATACTGAATTGGCTGATTTGTTGCAATTTAGCACCGGAACTAAATACCATGAAGTTACCTTGGTTTGCGGAAGCGAAAGCCGTTCCAAAAGTAACTACATCACCCATGTTAGCATTACCAAGAAGGGGTTCAGTGCCTGTTCCATTCCAGCTTAATTTTAAAGTATGTTCAGAAGCATCAACATTAAAGGAAGTTGTAGAATCAAAACCTAGACTTATAAGATTATCTGGCAAAGTAACGTCTTCATTTACAACATCGACATTTTCGTACCACACACTGTTGTTGAATTCTCGTATCACTCTGAACTGACCTTGATTCAATGGAGAAAAAGGAGCAGATATTGTGATATTATCCCCTTCCGATACTCCACTAGTAGCGATAAATTGTCCAGATACAAATGATACACTAGATTGAACTGCAGCTAAAGGATTTAGAACTTGTGCGGTTAATCCATTATCGGATACGCCGGTAACTAAGAAAGTACCGTTATTACTTGTCGTTGGAAGTCCTGATACGGTTAATAAATCGCCAATAGATAGCTCAGTGAAATTAGCATTGCCAGTCAAAATGGTGTAAATAGAATCTTGCGAATTGGTAACTAAAGAAACTGATACCGTACCACCTCCGCTGTCATTGAAATTCAATGGAGACTGTAAGAAGTCTGGACTAGTTCCGATTCCGTTCCAGCTTAAACAAGCTAGACTACCTTGATTTTCGATCTTAAAAGTTAATCCACGTACTCTCACATTGGCTCTTGGTTTTCCAAAATACCGTTGAGTCGGCAGTCTATTGAGTAGAGTTACTGTAGTTTCATTTGCAATTGGAGTATTTGGATAAAGACTGATACTGGTATTAGATCCAAAAAGCGTCTTCTTTGTTTGAGCAATTGTTGCAGCTAAACGGAACCACTGGTCGCTTAATATTCCAGCTGAAGCGGGAATGCTTGCTGAAATTTGACAATACTGATTATTAAGATTCGCAGCCGAACCTAGGACTGGTGTTTGATATCCATTAGCTAAACCGCCGAATATTTGTATAGAACCGGCGCTTCCAATCGTATCTGTTGATAAAGCTAACTTAGTGCCGCGATCTGCGGATTCTATTAGACCGCCTGAGGTAAAACCGGTTACTGCTAATACATTGGTAAATCGCGATACTTGATCAATAGTAGTAGGGATTAATTGGAGAACTTCGCCATTATTGAAGGCGTAGCCTATATCAGTCGGTAAGGACAAGGGACGTTTCAATACGAACTGCGGACTACCGGAGATATTGCTACTGTAAATCCAATTAA